AGCAACTCGTGTTCCTCTTTTAATCTTTAAAGGTCCTCCCCTTACATGAAGAGCACCTGCCATAACACCATGATATCCAGAATCATACAGACCAGAAGTTATAAAAACCCCATTACGGTTTAGTGTGGATCTTGTAATTACCCATCCTGCTTCATCTGGACCAACATGAATAATGTTTTCCATTACAACTTCGTACGTGCCTTCAGAAAGGGTAAACCACCCATCCTCATCTGGTATCCACTCGATAGTACCTCTGTGCTGTTTTTCATCTTCACTAATCACAAAATTGTTTTTAGCAATGACGAAAACTTTATCTAACCGAAGGTCAACAGCATTGGGTTGATTATCATTTTCTCTTACATTTGTAAGAGTTGATTTACTATGATGTCCTGAGATATGTATCATAATTATTCACCTTATCATAAGCATCTTGAATTTCTGGCTGATTGTTTTTTACAGCCTCGTATTTGGAAGCATCGATCTTTTCTTGTTGATCCTGCCTATCACTTGCGTACATCATAAGAATGATGTAATGAATCGCCTTCATTAAATCTTTTCGATTCTTGCCATCCTTTTTTCCATACCGACATAGATATTTAATAGCTGTGTCTCTTGCTGTAGACTCAAGAGAGTCTAGAGACTCCCATATATCAATTACCTGGATATCTTTAGCAACATAATGTTCTCCATATGTTCCTTTAAGGTATTTCATTATGTTACCAAGATACACATCTTCATTGTATCTGTAATTACTCATCATCGCTCTCCGGTGTTAGGTACATTTGAATATAGTTGTTGATTATACTCATGTTGATAATTGCATTCAACTTACCTTTATCATTTTGATAATCAAAGTCTACTTCTTCCTCATACTTACCGTTTATCAGTCCTGTTGGGGAACTGTCGAATGTTTTACCGGCATGAAGACCTAACCACATCGCAGCACTACTGTCCCACGTATCGATATAGTCTTTAAATGATTCCATCAATCTAATCTCACCAGGACCATCTAACATACCGAGCATGTGGATCTTTTTACCTTTGGACTTTGCATGATCAAGTACACCACTATCTCTCAACTCCTGCATAAACATATACCGGCTAACAAAACGCTGGAGTTTGTTCTTTTTTTCCACACCATAAGCATTTGGAATTGCAAGAATTGATACACCGATATAGTCAACGAGATCAGAATCAGCGGCCCATTCAAAACAATTAAACAAATCACCCTTGTCTCCAATCTTAGACTGTGGACAAAAGAAAGTACCGTATCCTTTGTCCTTCAAAACAGGTGCAATTTCTTTTGCAGCACTGATTGTTGTTTTGCTGTAGTCGTTTGGATAATCCGACATTACAACATAATCTGCTTTCAGTCGATCTGCCATCTCAATCAGCTTGGGTATTTCATACATTGGCTTCCCTTGCTTGTACATTTCAAAAGCAGAATTATCTAGAATTACCATACTGCCATTTTGTCTTTCCTTGGCATAAAAGGAAGTGTACTCTTCGCTTTGCTCGATAAGATGTGCAAGCGCAAGATGAGCCTTTGATCCTTTGATGATATCTAGGTGTGGGATGGGAGCGATGTGACAGAATGTAGCCATAATTTATTTCCAATCAGATTTAGGACTTTCCTTCACATAATGAAGTGTGCATCCATTTTCATTATCTTCACTAACACTGATGGTGCAGTCGCGACCAGGGTAGTATTCTGATATGTACGCCAGCAACTCTCTTGCTATCATTTCACATGACATATTATTCAGCATGAGAGTTCCTGTATTATATAGCTCCTCCAACTCACGCTTCAGTAAAATAAATTCTATGTCACGGTCATCATGAAAAACTTCTAATTCGACTCTGAAGTGGAAGATGTGACGATGGGGATTTGCAAGGAATGCTACGTGGACTAGCTTGGGGTCTGTTGCTGCTTGGGGATATTTGTGTATTCCTTCTTTTTGGAATGTGACCCATATTGACGTTTTTATCATTCTCTCTCCTTGTTAGCATTCCGGCGTGTCACAAAATCAAGTTTAATTTTTGGAGTTATCTTGAATACTGTTTCTTCGGAAATATCAAAATTCATTTTATGAATATAGTTCTTCATGTCGTCTCTACCGTACCAGAGGAACCACCCTGTCTCAACGCAGGCATGACAGATTCTATCACTTGTCTTTTTAGGGTTAAACAACCACCCATCTGGTTTTAGATCAACGTAATAAGAACCGTAGCTGTCGAGGTTGGCCTTCACATCGATTGAGTAAAAGTTTCTCCACGTATTCTTTCGTATAGAAAAATCAAGCCCTTGAGTCTGTAAATCCCTATCTGACTCATGATCTATTACTTCATACCCCCATTTAGTAAATGCATCCATTACCATGATTTCAGCATCTCTTGCTCTCTTTACTTGAGGACCAAAAGCTTCCTCGAGAGTGTCAGTCCATTTGGTTGTCAGTCTTTGCATACGAAAAAACCCTCTCTGTTTTGCAGAGAGGGTTGGTAGAAGTGCTATTAATTAAGCACGTGCTGTTGCACGAGCAACTTTCTTACCAGTAGCCTTGACATAAGCCGACTTACCAGACTTAGTCTTTACGGTTGCAATCTTGTAACCATCTTCACGTAGTTCATGAACACGTGCCGATAAATTAGTAATACCAAAGCGCGATGCTGCTTGCGATGCGGTCAACTCTTTACCAGAGTCTAGGAAGTTGATGATTTTTTCATATTGAGTCATAAGATTTCTCCTTATTACATGTTAAAAAATTATTTAATTACAGGGTCACCGTCTCTTAGCACGAGATTAGCAGCCAAGAAGTCGAGACGTTTCAAAGATGTAGTTGTTTCTACCTCCTTGATGAACTGTTGCAACTTTTGCCTGTGTTGAAGCTCCCCTAATAAACATAGCATTGCACTACGTTTAGCTTCAAGACTTTCTGCAGCCCATACTTCTTGAGCAAATACTGATAAATCTCTCAGTTAACTACCTTATAAAAAGTTATACTCAGTGTCAACATCTCATCGACTGTAATTTAATGTTGTCAAAGAATTCTTGCTTGACACTATTGTTGTGGAACAATCCATGCACAGCAGATGTCTGAGTCATTGATGAGTGTGCCATTACTCCTCTGTTATCCATACATCCATGTGTGGCCTCAATATACACAGCAACATTTTCTGTCTCTGTTGCTTTCATAATTTCCCCTGCAATTTGATTAACTAATTCTTCTTGTAATTGTCCACGACGTGCACACCATTGTGCAATACGAACATACTTCGACAATCCAATTACTCGACCAGTAGGAACAATACCAATATAACAAACACCCTTCACTGGCTGGTGGTGATGCGAGCACATAGAACGAATCTCTGCTCGAACAACCAGCATTCCTTCGAATCTGTTTTCACCTTCGTTAGGAAATGAAGTGACATCTGGTTTTGGTTCATAACGACCAGACATCAACTCATACACATACATCTTTGCAAGACGCTTTGCTGTGTCTTTGGAGTTAGGATCGTTTTCTGTATCGATAATGAGAGAGTCAAGTACCTGCTGAAACTTATACTTGACCTCATCTATGAGAAGGGGTATCTCTTCTTCGTTAATGTATGAAGAGATATTGTCACATGCTTTGTATTGTGCATTCGCAGCTTTCAATCGCTGCTTAATTAGATTCGAAACATCAACTTTGGGATCATTGTCACTCAATTTCTTCTCCTGTCATTTCAGTCATGTCACTTATAGGGTATACTAGTTTCTTCTCACTATATTTCTCTTTGAGATCTTTAGGGATAGCTCTATCTCTTGCAAAATAAAAATCAAGAAGTTTCTGATTAATCATTGACGGAACATTTCCATACAACGGATCAAGATTAAATCTCATATTATCTGGCCACTTACCAGAGACTTTAAACTGAAAGAAAGCTATTCTATGTTTTTTGTTGTTAGGGTCAAATTCAACATAATTAAACTGCTTTGATATGATGCTACTTTTTAACTTATTTGTCTGCTGAAGCATTGTGTGTTACCTCATAGTAAAGAATTCAATCTGTTAATCAACAGTGTTCCACACTCTACTGTGTTTGGGAATGAAATTCAACAAAAACTGCATTTGGTCTGCAAGAATGTTTCTGTTTTGCAGGATCAACGATTCTGCCTTATCTGGTATATATGGCACATAAAGAAGATGCATACCAGACTCTTCTGGGGTTCTGTTCCCTTTCTTACCATTACACTTCTTACAGGAAGTAACACAATTCATCCAAGACGTAGGACCTTTTTTAGATATCGGAATGATATGATCCTTCGTTAGTTCATGATCCCCAGAGCTCTTACCACAATATGCACACGTATGTAAATCGCGTCTAAAAAGATTTCTGTTAGAGAATGTGGGGGTGCGTCCCTTGTATTTGAATTTAGTCTTCAATGTAATAATAGAGGACACTTCAATTACCGACTGCTCTCCGGTTATTCTTGATATACCACCTCTGAACATGAACTCTCTATCACCAAACTCCCATGCAATCAATCCCTTACATTTTAATAGTACTGCTTCTTGCCACGTTGTCCAGTTGTTTGGTATTCCACTACTATCTAAAGTTAAAATTAGATTTTGCATTTTGTTGTAATAATGGAGCGGGTGACAGGGATCGAACCTGCGACGAACAGCTTGGAAGGCTGACACTCTACCACTGAGTTACACCCGCATTAACTTGAAGTAAACTGAGAAAACAGATCTTCACTGAAAGGATAAGTCAGCTCTTGATATTTGTCTATATCTCTTGCTGCAAATGTTTCTTTAGAATTACCAATTACGTTAGGATCACTACTCCAATTCATAAATCTATCATTATCAAAACTTAGTCTATACATTAATGTTTCAGGATCTCTATATCCCCAGTGCTGAATATAGAGCTGAGCCTCACGAGGTAACTCAATAAACTCTTCGATTGCCCACTCTAAATCTAGCTGTCTATTAATTTCCCAAATTTTGGTTCCCTTAGATATGAACTCAGCAGCAAACACCCCTACACCATGAATGTCGCTTTTATCAATATACGTTTTTACTAAAATCATATGAAATAAAAATATGGCCTGATTTTTTGGTCCGGCTACCTGGAATCGAACCAGGAATTAAGGTTTAGAAGACCCTTGTTATATCCATTTAACTATAGCCAGATTCTCGTCTACGGTCAGATAGGATACTACTTAACTAAACTATCAATTGCGTTGCAGTCAGCAACACGCTTTCGTAATTCTGTTGTTGAGAAGTTGTGTCTTCTCGAGTTATAAATTATCTCAATGGTTGAGATATCAGATCCAGTAAACATTCTGTCTTGATATTCTTCACCAACAAACCTTTTATCTATACGATAAGATCTCAAAATATTCAACAGATCATTTTCTGTTTCATATATCACAATCTCATCGACATACTTACATGCTTTAAGTTGAACGTATCGTTCGAAGATTGACTGGACTGGTTTGTTCTTCTCTGGTCGATTAATTGTTGGATCGGTCTGCAATCCCACTATCAGATAGTCACACTGTGAGCGTGCTTCTTGTAACATCAACACATGACCAGCATGAAACAAGTCAAAGCAGGAGCATGTAAATCCAACATCAAGGTAGTATGTGTCTCTATAATCACTCATATTATTTCCAGCTGTTATATCCTGCATAGTAGTTAATTGTTATTTCCAGAGCATCTCGGTGACTGATCCAGTTACTTAAATCTTCTTGTTCAATATCAGAAAGAATTGTCTTATCTTGGTATCGTTCAATGTCACTACACAGATACTTGTAATCATTCATCAGTACATCAACCACGAGATTGTATACTGTTTCATCACTGATGTCTATTTTCATTTGAATACCTGTTTCTTAAATGGTTTATCAAATCGATCTTCTGTAGTGTGCTCTGGTTTAACATCATTAATATTAAAGCTCACTGTTATCATATCAGAATCTTCTTCCAGAGCAATTGTGAATGATTGAATTTCGTGGAAGTGGTTGTAAATGTCAATCAGCTTCTCAATCTGCTCTCTTTTTAACTCTATACTCATATCATATCACCTTATAATTCTATCCATTTTCTATCTTGATGCAGATCCTCACTTTCGAAGTGAGGAAAACTTATTGACAGCCGTTTTGTTGTGGATATGCCCTGGTGATAGTAATATTTTGGAATGTATACAACGTCCCCTGGTTTCATTTCCACATCCACAACAGGTGGTTGGTCTATGTGACCCAAGTTATCAACCATTCTGTTTTTGTTGAACTTTGACCATATTTTAAACCTAGTAGTCCCTTCTACCTGCAAAACAAGGACATTTGATATATCACAATGTATCCCAAAACTTTCCGAATTATTTCCTACTAAATTAAAGTATAAATGAGCATCGGAGGAACATCCAGTGATATTTTCTATTTCACCACATATGGAATTAATTTTCTCATTTACTCTAGAACAGTCAGAAAGAAAAACAGTGTACTTGCGAATCAAATTCTCAAAAAGTGTTGGAGGGTATGTATTAACATCTGTCAACCAATTTTGATACGGCCATTTCCAATCATCTTCTTGATCAGATATAATATGAACTCTTTGAGAATTAATGAACGGTCTAAGATTTATTAGTTTCTCTAATTCTTGCCAAGAAAATATATTGCTTAAGATATTTGGTCTGTAGAATATTTGTTTATTCTTCAACTCTGTTGCTATGTCTTCTAGCATGTCTATACGTTAGTTTATACGTGGTACCCAAGGCCGGAATCGAACCGGCACACCCAATGGGTGGGAGATTTTAAGTCTCCTGTGTCTACCGTTTCACCACTTGGGCTTGGTGCGTCTGGAGGGACTCGAACCCCCACCCCGAAAGACTGGAACCTAAATCCAGCGCGGCTACCAATTACGCCACAGACGCCTATTACTGGTCTCGGTAGAGAGGATCGAACTCCCGACCTCCTGGTCCCAAACCAGGCGCACTACCAGGCTGTGCTATACCGAGATGGTGCCCACTGAGAGACTCGAACTCCCAACCTACTGATTACAAATCAGTTGCACTACCAATTGTGCTAAGTGGGCTATAAACTATTAATGATGTTTCTTGATACTTTCTCTACTGCTCTCATGTCCCTCTCACCAAGGATTACAACGGCAAAGTTATCACCGTGCTTGTTAATGAACATTGCAAGACATTTACCAGCAGGGTTAGTAAAACCAGTTTTAGAAATCTTTATTTCTTCATATTCATTAAGAAGTCTAAAGTTGGTGTTATTAACACTAATCACTCTATACCCCTTCGACTTCTTCTTTTTCTTTCTGCTGCTAACAGGTTCAACAAGGGTGTAATTTGTTGAGGATGCAACCTCTGTAATCTTAGAATAGTTGGAAGTATGTTTCAACAACAACGACAAGTCTTTGGCTGTACTCTGGTTGTTAATACCTATACCAGAAGGGTCTTCGTATGAAGTAAACTGCATTCCTATGTCTTGCGCTTTCTTGTTCATCAAATAGATGAATCCAGATCGTCCTAGCGGATGACTTTTTGCAAGAGACTCTGCTGCATTATTATCACTCTTAATTAACATTAGTGATAAGAGTTCTTCTCTCGTTCTTGGTTTGCCTGGAACAGATTTTGATCCTCTATATGGAATCTTTTCCTGCATATCAAGATTACTATCAATAACAACAAGTGCTGTCATTAATTTTGTAACACTTGCAATTGGTCTTACAACCTCTGCTCTTGAGTCTAGTACAACCTCATTTTTTGATACGTTGAGTACGAATTGTGATCCTGCAAAACTACTTCCCGAGAATAGTAATGCAAAGGTAAAAAACAGATGCTTCATTTTTTCCTTTGTGATATTTAAAAGAGTATATATCCATCTTAGGTGTGATGCCATGTTATGAGTAGTAATACCTACTACTGTTTGCTTTTAACGAATAAACTTATTTGTATAGGCGTCCCTGTGTTTTTGTTTATATCAACTGTATTGGCCGTGCTAGCTAGACAGAGGACCCATTGACAGTGCACTGCCCTGGTACACAGGGATTTTCCATAACACCACATCTAAGATGGCTGACCGGGCTGGGATCGAACCAGCGACAGGGTGATTAACAGTCACCTGCTCTACCGACTGAGCTACCGGTCAACATTTTTGAGAGTACTGCCATGTCCTTTTAAGCCAGAATTTTGTTGGCCCCTCATTGTCTTGCGTACGCACCACGTACATATCTGGTTTCCAGATGCAATTGAAAGAGGTATTGTTTTCCCTCAGCAGTCAGGTCGCTGGTTAGGCTCCTCGCTTAAGGACTCTCAAAAATGATTGGTTATTATACTTGAAAAATGTAATTAATGACAACTCTGCGCTTATGGTGAGTAGGGTTGGTTGCTCTGTGCATAATATTAGATCTAAACAAAGCAATTCTTCCTTTTTTCGGACTTATTCTTCTCTGTTCGTTGTTGTTGATGTCTTTAAATACAGTATCACCGTCCGAATCATTAACATAATAAATCATACTATATGTGCTTTCTTCCGTGTGATCGGTGTGATATTGTTGATCTAAATCTTGACTTGAAGGGAACCCCGTGGTGAGAAGATTAGCCTTTATTCTGGTGACGTGCCGTATGTTGAGTTTCAATCTTTCAGCAACAATATCAAAAATTTTCATTGGAAGATTCACACTACCAGAGTTTAATTCTCCATTCCTAATAAATGTGTGAATGAATTGAAAATCGTATAGAGGACCTCCACTAATACCAAAAACTTCAGGAGGTAGCACGGTAGAGTTTTGAAAATACCATGGAAAGTAGATACCGCATAGAAGCTGCTCTGTCTCATCTACCGTATTACTATCGAT